CTTCGTCTTTGTCACCTCCACATTCTAAGCAAATTACTTCCTCAAAAACTTTTTTACCGAAGATTGCTTCGAGGTTTTTAGTTCGTAGTTTACCAGCGTATTTATCTGTCGACAACGAGGTGATACAATGGAATACAAAGCCATGGTCTTCATGTAACTTACGTACGTATTTCACGGCATCTCTGAATGGAGTTAACCAACCAATTGCTGCTGAACAATTAAAGTATTCACACATTTGTTTGGCTTCATCGTATGACATGTCAAACACTTTACCCATGTCATAAACACCATCAGTGACTGGAGTATAACCTCGTTCAGCCATCCATTTATAGAAAGAGTATTGCCAATCAAGCAATACCCCATCACAATCTACAAGTATTAATTTTTCGTTTAATTTCATATTATATTCTTTCTTCTTATGCTGCAAACCTAGCTACGATACCACGCTCATCAGTCTTATACAATTTTCCACGAGACTCATATACGAATGAGTATTTTTGAGCACGTGTTTTATACTCTACAAGTTTATCACCTGCGTTATTTTTCATTTTTAGACCAAGACGATCAGCTTCCATTTGAAGAATTCGGTCAGCTCGTGAAACTGCACCTTTTACTTTTGCTTGGACTTTAATATTGACTTCAGTATCTGAGAAACTCATGTTTCCTACTGTGATTTCCAAATTAGTTTCAACACCATATGCCTCAAGCAATGCTTGCATTTCAACACGAAGATTGCGAAGTGTTGGTTGGTCGAATTTTGTAATTGTCTTTGTCATTTTATTATTCCTATTTGTTTTCATTTGATATATACATTATAACTGATTCTATTGGTAATGTCAATAGCTAATTTGATTTTAATTCAAATTATCTTCAACTAATGACCATTTACGATTTTCTAAGTTTTCAGTTGATGTAATTAACCAGTCTTCACCATCATAAAGGTAAAGGTATTGAGCACCGTGTGTTGTGTCGCCATCGTCAATAAATGTTTTTGGTGTATTAAATACAGAAGGTTCTTCTTTGTGAACAGATTCTGATTTAGAAACTTCCAAGTCTTCTTTTAGACCAGAAAGGTAACCAGTTTTAGCAACTTCTTTTGCTCTTTCTGGTGTGTTATATGAATCTAAAAGAAGACGACCGTTATACTCTACATAACCATCATAGTGACAATATGTAGCAGCTACCGTGCCGTCTTCTTTAATATAACCGATCATTGATGAAGTACCCATAGTATTGATTCCTTTTTGTTTACCTTATAGAATCAATATACACTATTAGAACTCAAATGTCAATAGTTATTTTCGTTTCATATCAACTTTTTCATCAAAAGTTTTATTCTTTTCTTCTCTTTTGTTTCGCTTACGATCTCTGCGATTTTTAAGGCGTTGTTCTTTCAACGATACATCGTCATCGCCTACCTCGTCCCAATCATCGTAATCTTCACGGAATTTTCTAAATGTTTTGGCCATAAATCTTATTCTTCTATTAAATTTGGAAATGCTTCGTTAACGACTGCTTTAGTCAAACCTTTAACTGGTTTTTGAGAAATCATATGGTTAGCTAATAATTTAGCATCATCATTGTCTAAATCCTCAAGTAAACTAATGAACAGTGTCTCTCGTTTAATTTTGTTTAAATTATCATATCCTCCACCTTTAATAAAAATATTGAGTCTTCGAGCTTCTCTGAATAGTAATGATTTTGCCTCATCCTCAAACTCATTAGGAGTCCAAGGAGGGGCTGTATCAGGTATTAAAAATTCAACTCTACTATCATATATATTTTTTAACACAACTTGCAATGGTTGGGAGGTGTTTTCCTGCAGCCACGCAACTTTGTCACTCTTACTTTTAATAGTAGAGCAGTGGTTAATTATTTCTGAAATTGATCTACGTATTGCCATTAGAAATCCTGTATATCTGAAACTAAGTTTTTAAGTTTTTTCTGAACAAAGAAGTTAAACAGTTGAGACCGTCCAACATCTTTCTCTTGGTTATATTCTGCACGAATTTGCTCTTGGAGTTTCTGAGGAATTTGAGTAAGGTCAATCATCATTTTATTTCTATGAAAACGACGTAGAGTTTCCTCATCCATTTCTTCTGTGCCACCTCTATATTGAGCAAGACGTTTTTGAGTCATTGGCTTTTGCCGTTGACCAACTGCCAAACAATTATCTGGTGATAAGATATTTGGTACAACGTCACCAGTATCACCTTTTAGAATATGTTCTTCAAGGTACATAGCTGGGTTATCGTTTCTAATCCAACGTTTGCGTATCGGATCAAATTGTTGAACATTGGCGTATGTTTGAAGCTGAATGAAAT